GTGACAATTTGTCGATTATACACTTACTAGGAAAGTCACAACCATAATGGTTATGTAAAGAGCTGCACTGATGTCTATCCTAATCGGGTCCATATAATATAAGTATTTAATTTTCATTTGTTAGTCGTTAATTTACTGTTATGCTTACGTTAATTTAATGTTAATTTAATGGTAACCGTTTAAAAGTTCTAATAAATTATCAATAGCAGCATGTCTATGTGAATCTTCTAGTACGGCTTTAAAAACATACTTAGAGTTTGTTAGTTTAGCCATATCATGGTATGCAGAGTAGTTCTTATCTTTAAGATCAATTTGGTAAGAATCACCACAGAATATCATTTTAGAATCTTTACCAAGTCTTCCAATAGCCATTGCTAATTGAGACCTTGTTAGGTTCTGAAACTCATCCACAATAACAATAGAGTCATCAAAAGTTCGGCCCCTAAAGTGAGCTAAAGATACTAACTCAATCTGTTCTGTACTTTCCATCTTTTCTAAGACAGGCGGTTTATTATAGACCTTACGCATATTAGACCTAATAGGTACCAACCACGGTTCCATTTTTTCCCTTTCGGAACCTGGCAAGAAGCCATTATCTTCTGTAGAAATTGTAGGCCTAGTGATTATAATCTTATTATAAGTTCTTTTAAAAAATTGGTCCAAAGCAACTTGAACTGCTAGAAGGGTTTTTCCTGACCCAGCCTTACCTACAATAAAATTGAAAGGGTGTTTTAGTATTTCGGTCTTTGCTTGTTTCTGTTCTTTCGACAGACTTATAGCAAGTCTAACACTTCCCTTTGGTACATTCTTTTCGATATTTGTTTTTGCCATCTCGTGACTCCTTTATTCCTTTTATATAAATATCAAAAAAGAATAAAACTTACTAGTCTTAGCGGACTGAATACTACTTCTAAGTCTTATCATCGTGGTATATACAAACCTCTTCATCTTTCTTAATATTACGAACGGCAGTAAATACAAACAAATCAATAGCACTATTTAGAATGATTGCAGCATTAGCGTTCTTCTGATCTTTAGAATGATTGTATATGCTACCAAAACCGAATAGCAAACAGTAAGCATAATCAGGACCAACATTACTCTCTAAACGAAAAGTATAAGATTTCACAGGCTCATGTACATGGTCTTCATGTAGAACACGTAGATACCAACACTCTTCTAGTTTCTCACCTACACTAATATCTTCTTTAGCAAATACACCATAGCTATGCATATCTGATTTCCTAATTTCTAATTTAGGACTTACTACTAATTTATCTTTATATTTTACCATAATTTTATTATTTCCAGAAACTTTTAAACCAATACATAGCCCATCCTAAGATAGGTGTACCCATCATTATTGTTAGTAGACTTGGATGTGATTCCCCACAAAGACCAAGTAAATGTTTTAACCATTCCATAACTTATTAATCTTCTAATTCGTCATTCCATAAGAGTTCTTCAATGTACTCAACTTCTTTTCCTGTAAAAAGATCTTCAGTACCATACATCCAGATAGTTTCGCCACCATTAGAATCTTCTACTTTATGTAAGGTTGCTACTCTATCACCAATCTCTAATTCGTATCGGTCTACATTCTTCCAATATACTTCCGACTTACTTGTTGTTTTTATATCCATTTTTTCATTATTCTTTTTATCCATCCAATCCCATTCTCTTCCACTGTTTACCATAATCAATTCTTATTACGTCCTCGTCCCCCGCCCCGATCCGTTTAGATGCGTTGGCGCGTGCAAAGACTTCTTAAAATTTACTAAGTCCTAAAAGAGTGATAGTGCGAATGAGAAGAATCCTATCAGTATTGCACTAATAACAAACATAACCCCAATCGCTGCTCTTTCTATTCTTCTCTCTTCTTCAGAGAGATCTCTCCATGCTTTCATATCCAATCGCTTTTAATTTTATCTAACTTTGTCTTTAGATCTATCCATAACATCCAAACCTTAAAAGGTATCTTTCGTTTTATTAATTCCATTACACTTCAATTGTATTGCCATTTGGCATTATTATTATTTTTTTCATATCGATTAATTTTTAAATTTTAATTTACTTATTTAATTCTTTTATCTTATCACTGACATACGTTGTAAACACACAAGGTATTATCCCGTGTACTACTGCTACTAAGGCCATTACGGCTAGTTTAAGAGCATAAGTCCATGCTAGGATTAAATGCTGTATGTATGACATTCCGTGATCTTCTAAGTGTTTCATACTACTTTAGGTATTCGTAAATTCTTGATTTGCTTAGACCCATGTGCTGAGCTATCGCATTTACCGATTCACCTTTACTGCGCATCTCCTGAGCCATAAGAGCTTTTTTCTTTGTTGGCATCTCTTTGATTGAAACCCACTTGAGTTTACTGGATATCCAATTCTTACCTTTTCTTATTAAATTTAGCATATAATTTTTCTTTTTTTAATTATGTTTCATTCCTGATAGTACACCGTAACCTTTACGGGCACCTAATTTGATCATTGTCCTCATAGTGGCCTGAGATGTTATCTGTATCTCATTGCCAGTTTTATGGTTGCTTATTCTTACACACCCATAGGCTTCAGCCGAACTGCAACCTATACACCCGGTAAACCCGAGCTTTAATCTCCCTGAAGGGATTTTCTTACCACACTTACACTTCATATCCTTCTGTTTTATATTCCACATTCACATCTATTTCTTCTAAGATGTCTGCACCTCTTTCAAGAGCACTCTTAAATTCATCTACTAGAGATCCTAGGTCTTCCTGCCTAACACAGTTCTTAATCTCATAGATTATTCCTGCTATACTATCTAGTTCACTTACTGCACTTTTTAATTCCGGTACGCAGTCCCATCCGTCTTCATAAGTTGTTTTTACTTTCATTTGTTAATTGTTATTAGTTAATACTCTCTTAATATAAGAAATCTTTTGCACTTTTCAATGATTATTTTGTAAAAGTTATTAACAAATAGATGGGAACTTATTAACATCCCGAAACGTAGTTTCCTATGGGGGTGTCCCTTTTTCTATGGGAAAAAAACCACCTCCGATATGGGAGCGTACCAGCCCCGAGGTTTACAAATTCTTTTTTTTCACGTTCACGAGTGTTGGTCCCCCATGGCCCCTTTAAGACAGGAAGAAGCCCTAACTAAAGACTTCTCCCGATCAACTTGAAAAATGTTTACTTATTGGATGATGTGTCTCCTTCTACTGTGTCTCCTTCTACATTAAATAGATCCTCTGTAGTACCATCATCACAGTACTTCTGAATGATCTGCTTAATGAATGTTCTTTCGCTATCTACACCACCTGCATCATCATACTGAGGGTATATACATACTTCTGCAGCTTCTGATAGTGTAAAGCCATCGTATATAAGACTTGCTATCTCTACACTTGCTCTTGTACTTATACTAGTACTAACACGTGGTGCTTCTGTATTGACTTCTATACGTGTAGCACCAACTATCTCTGCAATAGCATTAAGTTCTTTATTAGGTACGTCTGGGTATAAATTTTGAAGCAAATCTAATTCGTCTTCTGCACTTAGTGGTGATAACTCTATGACTATGAATCTGTCCATTAGTGCCTTATCCATTACACGTGTTGATGTGTATTCGTTACCTATATTAGCAGTAGCAATGAATGTTACACCCTCTGCAACTTTAATAGTGTCGCTACCATCTTTTTCGTCTAATCTTAGATATCTTTGTCCTTGGTCTAGAACTGTCATGAGTATGTTCCAAGCGTCTGGATGTGCTCTTGATAGTTCATCTAAAAGGATTACGGCGTTAGGAGTTTGTATAGCAGTAACAAATAGTGACTCAGAGAAGTATGTCCCTTTGTCTTTATTGAAATGCGTATTACCTATTAGCGTAGTTCTTGGGTCTTGAGTAGCACCAAGATTGAAATAGAATTCCGGTCTGTCTAAAGCATTCACAACGCTCTTAGCTGCCATGGTTTTACCACATCCAGCTGGACCAGTCATCATAATATTTTTCCCACGCATAGCTGACCTAACTAAATACTTCCACGATAGCGGTTGCATTTTAAGTAGATTGGGTTTTAAGCCAGCTGACTCCTTATGTATGAAGTTCATAATTTCTAATTGTTCAGCAGGTACTTCTGCCGCTGGTTCCATATAGCCTAACATCTGACGTTGTAGTTCAAGAAATGGTTTTCCTTTACTAAGTATGCTTTTAGTAGCACTAGCAGACCACATAGGTAGTTCAGCTTCTGCCTCAGGATTGTCAAATAGAATCTTAACATTCTGTTTAAAGCTAATAGCTTGTTTGACCTTACGTATTGAATGATCGTCTAGTAATTTAACTAGATTGAACACTGTTCCAGCTGATGACGTGAATATAAGGTTTTTATTCTCATCCCTCGACGCTGTTAGTATAAAGTTATTTTGCATTTTTCAAGTTTTAATTATTATTAGTTAGTTGTGTTATATACTACAATATAAGAAATCTAAGGCTAATACCACGATGTTTACACTGAAAGTTATTAACAATTTAGATCCAGTTATTAACAATCTTAGCCATGTAGCTTATCAGCATACTTAGCATCCCATAGTTCATTTAGATCATCACACATCTTATTGAATTCGTAGTATACGTTATTAGCATCTAGTTCCTTAGTAAACTTCAGAACCTTTGGTCCAGTTTCAATAACATTATTATTTCTATCACGAACAGCATTTGTCATGTGTACTGTTGCCAGTGAACCGGATAGTTTTACCTCCCATAGGCCAATCATTTTCTTATTTTTAGTTTCTTTAAAGTATTGCATAGTTATAAATTTTTAGTCAACGTTATAGATTTCTTTTAATTCGCTCCATCTTATCATCATAAAGGTTAATAGTAAAATCATATTCTGTTTTAATTAGTTAGTATACTACAATATAATCATTTTAAAGTTAAAACTACGATAAAAGAGGTGACAATTTGTCGAAATACTATGACAATTTGTCGCGTAGTAGAATTTGTAAAACCGGTAGGCATGGGCCAAGACAAAAATCGATAATATACCATTTTTTTCCATAAATTACCACTTATCTACACTTAA